TTCTGAGGGATGGTGGCTCTGGCGGCACTACTCGGCTTCAGTTTAATTTGTCTACCAATCAGTCTGCGTTCTCTTTCACAGTGCCGGGTGAGGGTGTGTTGTTTTTAACTGACATACACGTGACCCTGCCAACGTCAGCAAAAATCACGGTGTTCTATGGCTAAGAAGAAAGGCCCGGTTCTCTCTGTTGGTCGGGGCGAGAAGCTACCGATCTCCAAGGGGGCTGGACTGACTGCCAAGGGTAGGGCCAAGTACAACGCAGCTACAGGCAGCAACCTCAAGGCTCCACAGCCCCAAGGTGGCCCACGCAAGGACTCGTTCTGCGCCCGGATGAGCGGTATGCCGGGGCCGATGAAAGACGAGAAGGGTAAACCAACCCGCAAAGCAGCGGCTCTTGCAAGATGGAAATGCTAAATGCCAAGCTCCAGCAAAAAGCAGCACAATTTCATGGAGGCAATAGCTCACAGCCCGAGTTTTGCCAAAAAAGTAGGTATCCCACAGTCCGTGGGTAAGGATTTTAGTAACGCCGACAAAGGCAAATCTTTTAAACGAGGTGGTGATATGGCTACAAAAATGAACTCCGGCTTCATGGCAATGATGGCTAAGAAAAAAGCTGGAGCCAAACCTGAAATGCCCATGAAGAAGATGGCAACCGGCGGTTTCGTCCGTTCGGCTGACGGCATTGCATCCAAAGGCAAGACCAAAGCCAAGCAGATCAAGATGAAAAGCGGCGGCATGGCCTGCTGATATGAGAGCCTCCCGTGGCATGGGGGCCATTGACCCTAGCAAGATGCCTACCGGCAAGCGTAAGAAGCGCCGTGACGACACGGACTTCACGCAGTACAAAGAAGGCGGGGCGGTAAAATCCAAAGTCAATGAGGCCGGCAACTACACCAAGCCTGATCTGCGTAAACGGATTTTTAACAGCGTTAAAGCTGCTGCTGTGCAGGGTACGGGTGCTGGGCAGTGGTCAGCTAGGAAAGCGCAGTTAATGGCTAAACGATACAAGGCCGCAGGCGGCGGGTACAAAGATTGAAAGCACCGCAGCAATCCCTCAAAGATTGGGGTGACCAGAAATGGCGCACCAAGTCTGGCAAACCGTCGAGTAAGACGGGGGAGCGGTATTTGCCAGAGGCGGCTATCAAAAGTCTTAGCCCTGCTGAGTATGCAGCGACAACCAAGGCCAAGAGAGCAGGTAAAGCAAGTGGAAAACAGTTTGTAGCCCAACCCAAGGGCATAGCAAAGAAAACCGCAGGATTTAGATAATGACAACTTCGGGCGTTGCTAACTTTGACATGGACCTGAGTGAGGTCATTGAGGATGCGTTTGAACGCGCAGGCTCTGAACTCCGCACGGGCTATGACATGCGTACAGCGCGTCGGTCACTCAACATCATGTTTGCTGACTGGGCCAACCGGGGCATCAACATGTGGACGATTGAGCAGGGATCGTTTACCCTAACTCAAGGTTTAAACACATACGCTCTGCCGGTGGACACCGTAGACTTGCTTGAGCATGTTATCCGCACCGATGCCAACTCAACATCTAACCAAGCAGACCTGACCATCACCCGCATCAGCGTCAGCACCTACGCCACACTACCCAACAAGTTGACTCAGGCTAGGCCCATTCAGGTAATGATCCAGCGCAATTCAGGTCAGACATCAGCCACAACGCTGACCCTCAACGGAGCAGTCACTGCCACAGCCACCACAATCACTTTGGATTCTGTCGTGGGACTAGCCGCCGCCGGCTACATCAAGGTCGACAACGAGATCATCTACTACGGGTATATCGTAGGCAATGTCCTGACAGCATGCTCCAGAGGGCAGGCTAATACCACCGCAGCCACGCATACAACGGGTACAGCCGTGTATGTATCAAACCCCCCTGCAATCAGCGTCTGGCCCACGCCTGATGGCTCCCAGACCTATACCTTCGTGTACTGGCGGCTGCGTAGGAACCAAAACGCTGGAGATGGCTCGGATACGATGGATGTGCCGTTTAGGTTTATTCCGTGCGTAGCGGCAGGGTTAGCCTACTATTTGGCACTCAAGTTACCCAACGGAATGGAGCGTTTACAGGTTTTGAAGATGCAATATGATGAGGCGTGGCAGTTGGCGCAGGATGAGGACCGAGAGAAAGCCGCGGTTCGATTTGTGCCCCGGCAAATGTTCATGTAATCATGGGTAATAGGTTTGCATCAGGCAAGAATTCGATAGCGGAATGTGACCGCTGCGGGTTCCGCTACAAGCTGAAGGAACTGAAGAAAGAAGTTGTCAAGACCAAAACTTACAACTTGCTGGTGTGCCCAACCTGTTGGACGCCGGATCAACCTCAGTTACAGTTGGGGATGTACCCGGTAGATGATCCGCAAGCAGTGCGGGAGCCACGCAGGGATTTGAGCTACTACGCTTCTGGCTTGCTGGTAGATGGGTATTCAGGCGAAGGAAGCCGAGTATTTCAGTGGAACTGGAACCCGGTGGGCGGGTCTAGGGCAAATGATGATGGGCTGACTCCCAACTACTTGGTGGCAGCGTTAGAACTTGGTTCAGTTACGGTAACTTAGGAGTTAATATGGACAAGAAGCAGGACAAGAAGCAGGACAAGAAGATGATAGCTGGGGCTGTGCACAAGCACGAGAAGCGGCTACATCCCGGTAAAACCCCAACCAAGTTTGCCCAAGGTGGCAAGACCGACATGGACATGATGAAGTACGGTCGGGGCATGGCTAAAGTGATGAACCAGAAATCGGGTCGTGGAGGTTAAGATGATTAACAACAAATCAGCCGCGGCTTATGCCAAGCCGCATACCATGTCCGGCAAGGCCGTGACCGTTGCAGCCAACCCCGGCGTACTGCCCGACCTGAGCATGTTGAAAAACACTCGCGTTGTGGATGGGAATATCTCCAGCAGCGCACAACCCGGTACAAAGACATCGGGCATCAAGATGCGCGGTACTGGTGCAGCCACTAAAGGTCTGATGTCTCGGGGTCCGATGGCATGAACTACGCTGCGTTGGTTGCTGCCGTTTCGTCGTATACGGAGAATACCTTTCCTACGACGGACATGAATGTGTTTATTACACAGGCAGAGAAACGCATATACAACGCCGTACAGATACCGTCCTTACGCAAGAACGTTACGGGCAGCACAACAGCAAGCAATAAGTATTTGCAATGCCCCACTGACTTTCTATCCACATTCTCTTTGGCAGTAATAGACCCGACTACGGGTGCGTACACATTCCTGTTGAACAAGGATGTAAACTTTATCAGGGAAGCGTATCCCAAGCCAACGTCCACCGGAGCGCCCAAGTACTACGCCATATTCGGCCCCCGCTCAGACAACGAAACAGAACTTACGTTCATCCTTGGCCCCACACCCAACGCCGCATACGGCACTGAGCTTCACTACTTCTACTACCCAGAGTCCATTGTCACCGCCTCAACCACATGGCTTGGTGACAACTATGACCCCGTCCTTCTGTATGGGACACTGGTTGAAGCCTACACCTACATGAAGGGTGAGCAGGACATGGTTCTGTTGTACAACACCAAGTTTGGCGAGGCTTTGGTACAGCTTAAACGTCTGGGCGATGGTTTAGAGCGATCTGACGCATACCGCAGTGGGCAGGCTAGGATTCCAGTAACATGATTGCCCAAACCCTAACCACATCCTTCAAGCAGCAATTGTTTGAGGCGGTACATGATTTCTCCACAGACACCTTCTACATGGCGTTGTACACAGCCAATGCCGATTTGGGGGCTACTACCACTGTTTACACAGCAAGTGGGGAGATTTCAGGTACAGGCTACACCGCTGCGGGGCAGGTAATGACCGGCGTGTCTGTCAGTGTCACAGACACCACTGCCTTTGTAAACTTCACCAACGTGGTATGGACTACAGGCGCGTTTACAGCACGGGGTGCCTTGATTTACAATACATCCAAGGGTAACAAATCGGTGGCAGTATTGGACTTCGGCGCTGACAAAACCACTACGACCTCGTTCACAGTTGTAATGCCCACCAACTCCGCAACAACCGCATTAATAAGGCTACCATGACTACCGAAAAACTTAAAGCCACTGACACTGTTTCCAGCGGCCTGACCTGTAACCTAAAAGCCGGTGAAAATGCCGAGGCTACGGGCGTGTACCACATTGAGTGCCGTGACAAAGACGGTAATCTGAAGTGGCAGGCAGATTCCAAGAACCTTGTAGTGAATGCGGGTCTAGCCTATATGGCTGGCAGTGCCTTAACTTCAGTCACGCAAATCACCTCTTGGTATCTTGGACTGTATGGCGCTGGCGCTTCTAACACGCCTGCGGCAGGCGACACTATGTCTTCCCACGCTGGCTGGACAGAAGATGTAACTTACAGCAATGCAACCCGTGTGGCGGCTACGTTTGTAACAGCTACCACTGCCAACCCTTCCGTAGTGACTAACTCAGCTTCTCCTGCTGCGTTTAACATCAACGGCACAACGACTGTGGGCGGGGCTTTCCTGACTAGCGGCAGTGCTAAGAGCGGCACGACAGGTACATTGTTCTCTGCGGCTGACTTTGGCTCCCCCGGTGATCGTTCTGTGGTGAGCGGCGACACTTTGTCTGTGACGTACACATTCAGCTTGGCAGGTTAATATGGCCGGGTGGGGTTCCGGTGGATGGGGGATATCAGGCTGGGGTGGTTCTGGCTATGATTCTTCCATTGACGAAACTGCCACGGGGTCGGATGCGGTAGCAGCGTTAGCGGCTTTAACGGCCTCGGTTAGCGAGACAGGGACAGGGACAGATGCGGTAACGAGTCTGGCAGTTGTCAACTCAGCGGTTACGGAGACCGCAACAGGCACAGATGATGTTGTAGCGGGGCAAGGACTTAGTTCAGCGGTCACTGAAACGGCGACAGGTAGTGATGTAATAACAGCAGTACCAACGTACCCCGTAACAGTAGCGGAGACAGCGACAGGATCAGATGCGGTAGTAAGCGTTCCGGTGTACAGCGCGGTTATCAGTGAGACGGGAACGGGTTCTGATGAGGTAAATTCTAGCTTTACGTTCTTTGGGACGATAACGGAGACGGCGACAGGATCAGATGCAATTGACTCGCTACGGTCACTTAACTCGACGGTAACTGAGAGCGCAACAGGTACAGATTCAGTTGCAACAACGGCAAGTTTGGGTGTATCGGTAGCAGAGACGGCGGTCAGTGCAGACACGCTAACAGCGGCAGCGGCCTTCGTAGCTTCTATTGTGGAGTTGGCAACCGGGACAGACGCAATAAATGGACGGCCATTCTGGGATGTAATTGATGATACGCAGAACGCCAACTGGCAGAATATCGGCAACACGCAGACAGCAAGCTGGTCTGCTGTTTCAACGACTTAGGAGAAATTAATGGCATCTTCATACACATCGCTACTGGGGTTAGTTCAACCTACTACAGGGGAACTGTCGGGTACTTGGGGTACTACAGTTAATGACTACCTCACAGCGTACCTTGATTCTGCTATTGCTGGGGTGCAGACCATCAGCGGGACACAGACTGCGGTGACTCTGTCGGTGGCAAACGGCGCTTCCTTATCTCAAGCAGGCTCGGGTGCTACAGGTTCTTCCCAATACATGGTGATCAACTGCACCGGGACTCCAGCCAGCTTGCTAACGATCACCGCGCCAGCCTTAAGCAAAGTGTATGTGGTGATTAATGGGACGGCACAGTCCGTCAAACTTGTTGGCGCTGGCCCTACCACTGGCGTGACGCTTATAACGGGTGAGAAAGCAGTCTGCGCTTGGAACGGCTCTGACTTTGTTAAGGTGGCAACAAGTGCAGCAACAGGCGGCATCTCATACACCACCACCAAAACAGCCAACTACACAGCAGTCGCAAATGATGGTGTGCTGACCAACACAACTGCCGGGGCATTCACGGTTAACCTGCCAGCGTCTCCATCCAATGGAGATCAGGTCATCGTTGCTGATGCGGCGGGTACTTGGGGGACAAACAACCTCACCGTAGGGCGCAACGGCAACAACATTGCTGATGTAGCGCAGGACTTGGTTTGCGACATCAGCGGGGCGTCTGTTCAGTTTGTCTACAACAGTTCTGGTACAGCAAGCTGGGAAGTGTTTGCACAGATTGGCGGCAATGGCGGCACTGCTGTTACGCTGACCGGGACACAGACCCTGACTAACAAGACGCTGACAGCGCCGGTATTGACTGCACCTGTCCTTGGTACGCCAGCAAGCGGGACGCTGACCAATGCAACGGGACTGCCCCTCAGTACGGGTGTGACAGGCAATTTGCCTGTGACAAACTTAAACTCAGGAACTTCTGCCTCGGCTTCTACATTCTGGCGTGGTGATGGCGCTTGGGGTGCTATTTCTGCTGGCTTTACTCTTGGAACCCCTGTTAATGTTTCTGGAACTTCGGTTTCACTTACTGGAATACCAGCAGGGGCTAAACAAATTGTATTAATGTTTAAGTCTGTTAAAAGCAATGCAGCAGCTAATAAATTAATACAATTAGGGGATTCTGGCGGTTTTATTACTACTGGATATGTAACTCAAGAATCTTTTCTTGCTAACACTGCTGCCTCAGATAGTTTTACTGATGGGTGGCGGGCGCGAGGAGATGTTGCAGCAACTACCGCGATATCTGGTGCAATGACATTCACACTTTATGACGCTTCAACATTTACATATGTTGGAGTGGGTGCATTTTCTTATCCGCAAAGTGATAAGGCGACAACGCTTGTAAGTGGGATTGTCACTTTAACTTCCATACTGACACAGATACGTGTAACAGTGAGTGGAACTACATTTGACACCGGCTCCGTCAACATTGCTTATATCTAAGGAATCATCATGCACACCATACAAGCAAATGTAAGCACTGGCAAGATTGTTCAGATTCCCTACACGACTGAAGAGCAAGCCGAATACGATGCAAAGAAGGCAGCATGGGATGCTGGCGCAGACACCCGCAAAGCAGCGGAGGTTAGGGCAGAACGCAGTGCCAAACTAGCTGCAACGGACTGGACTCAGGGTGCTGATACGCCCCAAGCCACTAAAGATAAATATGCCCCATACCGCCAAGCACTCCGCGATGTACCAGCACAAGCAGGGTTCCCAAACACTGTCGTTTGGCCCACTCAGGAGTAAGCCATGACAACCCTATCTGACATCATTACACCGACAAACCTCGTCACATTGACGGGAACATCTACGCTTACCAACAAGACCATTGCTTTTGGTAGCAACACCCTGTCTGATGTGGCAAGCCTGTCTACAGCCCAGACCTTCACTGGCACAAAGACATTCAGCGGTACATCATCAGCACTAGCGATGATCTTGAACGACGCGGCAGAGGTGGCAACAGTCTCAGCCACAGCGGCTACAGGCACGATCAACTACGATGTCACCACCCAGTCTGTCCAGTACTACACCAGCAACGCATCAGCCAACTGGACTGTCAACTTTAGAGCGTCCAGCGGTACATCGTTGAACACTGCCATGACTACGGGGCAGTCTGTGACTGTGGCTTTCCTTGTCACGCAAGGCTCGACTGCTTACTACAACAACGTGGTTCAGGTAGATGGCACAACAGTGACTCCCAAGTATCAGGGCGGCACAGCACCAGCGGCGGGTAACGCAAGTTCGGTTGACGTCTATATGTACACCATCGTGAAGACGGGCAGTGCGGCATTCACTGTCTTTGCCTCGCAGACCAAGTTTGCATAAGGACTGATATGCCATT